ACCTACTGACCCCTAGCAATAGGCAACTAAGTAGCCCCAACAAGGAGACGTAAATGTCAAACGAAGAAACAGTAATAAAAAGAGATGAAGACACAGGTGACACAATAATGCAAAAACCTGTAAGATACCAAAGAGCAGAGCCTACTATGCAAGAATTAGCTGCAGATGAAGCTCTAAAAGAAAGAGAAGGAACAACTGAAGATTCAGAAACTGTTGAACAAACAGCTAGTGGACCTGAAGACGAATCATTTAAAAAACGTTATGGTGATTTGCGTAGACATATGCAAAAAACTACAGAAGCAAAAGATAAAGAATTATCTGATCTTAAAAAACAATTATCAGCAGCTACTAAAAAAGAGATGAAGTTGCCTAAAACTGATGAAGAAATTGATGCATGGGCTTCTGAGTACCCAGACGTTGCTAAAATTGTAGAAACTATTGCAATGAAAAAAGCAGTAGAACAAAACAAAGATATTGAAGAAAGATTAAATTCTTTATCAGAAAGAGAAAGACTGACATCACGAGAACGTGCTGAAATGGAATTATTACAGATACATCCAGATTTTACAGAAATTAGAGATAATCCTGAGTTCCATGATTGGGCAGAAGAACAACCTGATTACATTCAAAAAGCTCTTTATGAAAACGAAGATGATCCTCGTGCAGCAGCACGTGCCATAGATCTGTATAAAGCAGACATGGGAGTAAAAACACCTAAAAAGAAAACATCTAAAAAAGATGCAGCAAGAGCAGTGAATGTTAAAAGTTCTACTACTCCTGATAATAATGCTACAGGTTCTAATAATATACTAGAGTCAGAAGTAGCTAAAATGACATCACAAGAATATTCTGCAAACGAAGACGCTATTAGTAAAGCTATTCGTTCAGGCAACTTTGTATACGATGTTAGTGGAGCAGCTAGAGCTTAATAGCTTAACTGCTTGACAAATTACTATTTTTGTGTATGTATAGATAAATACACATTCGTGTAGACCAGAATTTTATATTCTCTACTCTACAATATTCAAATGAAATCCTACTCAGGCTACCTGATGTTATGGTCCTATTTATAGCTACCCATTTTCAGCATCAGCCCTTACGAAGTGGAGTTATCGTTTGTTAGCCTCTAAAAACTAAAAGGAGAAAAAGATGGCTTTTAAAGTAGCGTCAGGTTATACAAACCTACCTAATGGTAATTTCTCTCCAGTTATTTACAGTCAAAAGGTTCAACAAGCTTTTCGTAAGAGTTCAGTTGCTGAATCAATTACTAACAATGACTACTTTGGAGAAATTGCAAACTTTGGTGATACAGTCCGTATTATTAAAGAGCCAGAAATAACAGTTAAAGCATATTCTCGTGGTACTACAGTCACACCACAAGACTTAGACGATGAGGATTTTACACTAACTGTTGATCAGGCAAACTACTTTGCTTTTAAAATGGATGATATTGAGGAAGCTCACTCTCATGTAAATTTTGAAAGCATGGCATCAGATAGAGCAGGCTATAGACTTCGTGATCAATACGATCAAGAAGTTCTTGGTTACCTATCTGGTTTTAAACAATCAGCTTTAAACACAGTTGCAGATACTACTAATGACACAGTATCAGGAACTAAAGCTGTAAGCACCGCAGGAAGTAATGAATTATTATCCTCAATGACTTTAAGTAAAGGTTCTTTTGGAAACATTACAACTTCTTCAGCAGGCGACCACTCTATCCCTCTAGCAGTAAGAATGCCTGGAGCGACAGCAGTAGCAACAGCTACCGCAACACCGCTTCAAGTAATTGCTAGAATGGCTAGACTATTAAATGTACAACAAGTAGATACAGCAGGTCGTTTCTTAGTCGTAGATCCTGTATTCATGGAACTATTATCAGATGAAGATTCTAGACTATTAAACAATGACACCGCAGATAAAGGTGGACTTGTAAATGGTATTTCAATCGGAAATCTACATGGTTTTGATGTATATGTCTCAAGTAACTTACCTTCAGTTGGTACTGGTTCTGCAACCTCTGGTTCAGGAAATCAAAATACTAACTTTGGCGTACTTGTTGCAGGACATAGTTCAGCAGTAGCAACTGCTTCTCAGATCAATAAAGTTGAATCTTATCGTGATCCTGAATCTTTCGCTGACATTGTCAGAGGGATGCAGATGTACGGAAGGAAAATACTTAGACCTGAAGGCATTGTGACAGCTAAATATAACGCAGCGTAAGGGAGATAAAACATGGCAACATATGATTTAACAGCTAAATCCACTACAGGCGTTAGTTCTGACTCAACAGCAACTCTACCAGGTAATCGTAGAGGAGCATATGTAATTGAAAAAGAATTAGATGTAGCAAAATTAGTAGCGGAAGGCACATTTGCCAACGTAGCTAATGGCGACATTTTTCAATTATTAGAAGTTCCTGCTAATACTATTGTTATTACTGCAGGTGCTGAAGTCACTACAGTATTTACAGGTGGTTCTGCCACTGTAGATATTGACTTTGCAGCAGGAGATGACATTATTGATGGCGGAGACGTTTCAGCAACTGGTTATCTTGCAGCAGGTTCTAATGGTCAAGGCAATATCATAAACACAGCAGCAGCTAATACATTTACTGCATTAATTACAGCAGCAGACACTATTGACGTGAAAGTTGCAGCAACTGATACAGCTTGTGTTAGTGGTGTACTTAGAGTTTATGCGGTTCTTGCAGATGTTTCTTCTCAACAAACAGGAAGAGATGTTGTAGCTAGAGACTTAGTATAGATTTATTCTAGGATTAGGAGGGGTGAGTATTTCTTGCCTCTCCTACATTTAATATATGGCATATACATTTTTTACAGTAACAAATGAAGCATTAAGAAGACTTAACGAAGTAGAAATGACTTCTTCAGAATTTAGTGCAGCTAAAGGTGTACAAGCGTTAGTGAAAGACGCTATAAACAATTCACAAAGAGATATATTTACAAGAGATAGAGAGTGGAGTTTTGCATATGGATCTACTAGTCAGACTCTTACAGCAGGAACAAACGAATATGCAGTAACTACAGGTTTTATGAGTGTAGACATTGACACAGTTATGTTAGATAGAAATGATACACTAAACGTAGAAGAAAGAAGACTTATACCATTAACATATGACGAGTATATAGACACACATAAAGAAACAGACGAACAAAGAGATTCAGGAGATTACGATACACCTATATACGTATATCTAACTCCCGATTATAAACTAGGATTTAGTCCTACTCCTGATAAAGCTTATGTAATAAAATACACTTATTATAAAGCACCTACAGAACTAGAAGCATCAGATTCTGTGCCTGAAGTTCCTGCACAGTATAAAAATACGTTAATAGATGGTGCATTATATCATTTATATATGATGAGAGATAACATAGAGCAAGCAGACAGAGCTTCTAGAGCTTTTCAAGAGGGGATAGACTACATGCGTTCTACATTAATAAATAGATACATTAGGATGCGTGACACTAGAGTTAGTGGCATAGTCAATGACTGATAGGTTACAGGTAGCAAAAATACTGTCTGGCGGTGGTTTATATACCAATGAAAATTACTTAGCTCTTAGTGATAACCTACCAGGTGCAGCTACAGCTTTAGTTAATTTTGAAGTAGGGCAATATGGTGGCTACAGAAGAGTAAGTGGATACGAAGCACTAGACTCTACATACCATACTCCTGCAGGCACAGGACAAATATTAGGACTAGCTATATATAATGGTTCTATATATGCAGCTAGAAAAGAAGCATCAGGAAATGATTATGATGTATTAAAGTACGTAGCAGGAGTAGGATGGTCATCAACTAGCTTGACATCTGGACAAGTTGCTACTAATGTAACAAGAGTAAGAACACTAAATCACTCTTTTACAGGAAGTAAAACATTAATACTAACAGATGGTATTAATTTTCCAATGAAATTAGTAGACACTACATGGACAAAATTAAACGGATCGTCTGATGTAGATAATGCTAAGTTTGCAGAAACATATAGAAGCCATTTGTTTTTTGCAGGCATGAGTCAGTCTCCTCAATTATTAGTATTTACTGCACCTAATAGCGATAGCGATTTTACAGCAGCTAGTGGAGCAGGGGTAATAAATGTAGGCTTTGACATAATGGGCATAAAAAGATTTAGAGATGCTCTTTATGTATTTGGTAAAACAGATATAAGAAAATTAACAGGAAGTTCTACCGCTAACTTTAGTTTAGCAGAAGTTTCAAGTAGCGTAGGATGTCTTGCAAGTGATAGCATAATAGAAATAGGTGGTGATGTATTATTTTTAGCACCTGATGGAATAAGAACTATTCAAGCTACAGAAAGAATTGGTGATGTTGAATTAGCTACAATTTCAAAACCTATTCAAAATGCATTACAGTTAATAGATATTGATTTTACATACGACCAATTAACTAGTGTAGTAGTAAAAGAAAAATCACAGTTTAGGTACATGTTTGGTAAATCAGGTTTAAGTGCAACTAGTACTGCAGGATTTATAGGGTCATTAAGAACATCGGACCAAAGAGCAGGATGGGAGTTTGGAGATTTAAGAGGTTTTAGAGCTTCTTGTGCAACTAGTGGTTTTATAGGAGACGATGAATTTGTTTTACACGGAGACTTTGATGGTAAAGTGTATAGACAAGAAAGAGGTGGAACATTTGGTGGAACTAATGTGTTCGCTTCTTATAAAACACCTTTTTTAGATTTTGGTAATCCACAATTAAGAAAATTGTTTAGTAGAGTAAGTATATTTACTAGACCTGAAGGAGATAATAACTTTTTGGTTACTGCAGATTATGATTGGGATGATGCAGATGTATTTAGTCCTACAGACTATACAATAGCATCTACAGGAGCTAAAGCAGAGTATAGAGATACTGCAACAAACTATAATACAGCAGGTTTTGTATATGGTGGTGCAACTAAGGCAGTTATTAAACAAGGAATACAAGGTTCAGGAAGTTCTATGTTGTTACGTTTTGTTACAACAAGTAGTGCAAACCCTTATAGTATATTTGGTTTTGCAATTCAATATGAGGAGGCAGGGTTAAGATAATGGCAGGATATGCGAGACAGAGTTCTAGTAGTATTGCGGATGGGGAAACAATTACAGCAGCCCCACTCAACAGTGAGTTTGACGCAGTATTAGCGGCATTTGCGTTTAGTGGAGGTCACAACCATGACGGTTCTTCTACTGAAGGTTCATATGTAGGTATTTTAGCAGATGTTGATGCTTTAAATAAAGTAGTAGTTGACACATCTAATAACAGACACGGATTCTTTGTTCAAGTTT